TATCTAAATCCAGATCAGCACCGTCGTCCATCCCAAGATCATTTGTAGGTTCAACTTGATCCATTCCCAAATCTCCAGTGGCAGTAGCATCTGTAGCGAATGAATCCATGCCGCCTTGACCAGTAATTGTACCTAATGCGCTTTGTAGTGAATTTTTAGAGTTTAAAAGTGCATCGTTTAGTGATTGTAGTGCTTCACTTGCTTGAGTGTTAAATTCAGTACTTTCATTGGCACCTATTTCAGACTGAACACTGCTTACTAATGCAGGAAGTTCTTTAACCATCATATCGTTAACATCTTCATACATTTTTTGTACAGTATCAATCATGTCTTGAGCAGCTAAAATTACTTGAGACTTTTCAACTTCTTCGTTTTCAAAAACAATTCTGGGTTTAGGAGCATTCATTAAGTCTTTGTAATGTGTGTTAAGTGCTTGCTCCATAAATACTAACTTCATGTAAGTTGATGAGGTTTGGTTTTTATAAAAGTTGTTAGACTGTCTAGCTTCTGTAATAAGTTTAGTAACCTTATTCAACATATGCTTAGTATTAGCTTTATCCAAAGAAGATACTTCAAAAGTCACTTCATAGTTTTCTTTTAATGCTTTTTTCGCATGGTTCTTTTGTTCTAGATCATTTAGTTTCATAGTTAGTATTCCAATGTTGATTAAGTATTTATCTTTTGCTCGTTGATTTTGCTTCACTAAACTTCTTAGTTTGCCAATCTTTAGACGTATTTATAAGTTTATTTAACTGTATTAGTAGTAGTCTTTTCTTTATATTGCTTTCTTCAATCTTAGAAATAAACACTAGTTTAAAATTTTCATCTTTTAAGTTGGTGAGAATCCTAGTTGTTTGTAGTATGTCAACTTCTAAACTGGATAATTTAAAATCTATTTGCTCAATTTGTTTACACTCTAATGTTCTATTTCTTTCTTTG